AGATGCTAGCTGCCTCTCGTACTATTTTTTCTGATGGTTTAGAATTCAAAGCACAAGACGAGCAACAGATGCTCACAGGTTTTAAAGGATATCTTAAGGGAGGATTGTATGGTTTTTACGAAGACCTAACCGACAAGCCCTACGTGATTGATAAGTGTAGAGGATGGAATGCCGAATGGGAATTTATCAATGCTTTTGATCCCAACCCTAAGATGATCTGTATGATTAGAGATATTAGAGCAGTATACGCTTCTTTAGAGAAGAAATTCCGTAAAAATCCTCTAATTGACCACCACCTAGCTAATTGGGGTAACCTAACGGGAACTACTACTGACAAGAGAGTAGAGGTATGGTCAGCTAATCCTCCAATCGGTCCTTCAATGGATCGTATCTATCAGGTATTGGTGCAAGGTCTCCATAAAAATATCTTGTTTATCAAGTTTGAAGACTTGTCGGCGAACCCCACTCAGGAGATGGAACGTATCTACGAGTATCTAGAGCTCCCGTACTACCAACACGATTTTAAAAACATCAAACAGGTAACCCACGAGGACGATCGGTGGTATGGTATCTTTGGTGATCATGTTATCCGGCAAGAGCTTAAACCTGTTAAAGAAGATTTTAAAGAGGTATTAGGACCCAATTCTTGTAAATTAATCGAGGACCACTACGCTTGGTTCTTTAACGATTTCGGTTACCCAATATGAAAGTAGGTTACCAAACATCAGTAGATAATCAATACAAATCTATTCAATTGGATAGTATTGGTGCATCACCAGTTTTAATATCAGTTGCTCAAAAAAAAGATAAAATGGAAAAATATATAGTATGGCACATTGAAGGAGGTTTAGGCAAAAACGTAGCTGCTACAGCTCTTCTACCTTCCCTAGCTAAAAAATACAAAGACAGAAAAATCATCATAGTAGCTTCTTACCCAGAAGTATTCTTAAATAATCCCCACATCTACAGAGTATATAGAGTGGGATTGACAGCCTATTTTTATGATGATTACATTTTAGGAAAAGACACTTTAGTGTTCCGCCACGAACCCTATTTCCAAACTGGCCACATCTTAAAACAGAAACATCTAGTAGAAAACTGGGCGGATCTATTAGGGGTAGAATACAGTAAACAACTCCCGGAGCTACACCGCAACATGATTCAAAAGAATTTTGATTTAGGTTGGAAACGAGACAAACCCGTATTTTTGTTTCAAACAAATGGTGGTTTATTTAGTGGCCAGCAACACGGGTATGCCTGGACTAGAGATATGCCTATTGAACTATCTCTTTATATAGCAGAAAAGATTGTAAAGGATTACCACGTAATCCAAATTACTAGAGAAGGCACTCCCACTATTCAAGGTGTAGAGGTAATCAATCAGCCTTTAACTAACATGGAATTATTTAGTTTAGTAGCAGCCTCAGAAAAAAGAATACTAATTGATTCGTGCCTACAACACGCCGCTGCTGCTTTTAATTTACCTTCTACAGTATTGTGGATTGGTACCGCCTCAGAAAACTTCGGATACGAAATGCATACCAATATCAAGGCATTACCTCCTAAAGGAAATACCAAACTAATTGATGCTTACTTATTTGATGCTTCATTTGAAGGAGTACCTCACGAATGCCCTTACCAAGACATAAACGAGATGTTTAATCTTAAAGAAATAGATGCAGCTCTAAAGAATTCATGATATTTATAACCATACAAACCCAAATAAATTATGTCACATAAATTAGTATCAGACAAATCAGTAGTATACGATGCAGCTACACTTGCTTCTTCTTATTTAACAATCGTTCCAAGACAAGTACAATTCCTTGATAACGAAGGTAATGGTCCTTTTGGTGGTGGTGGGAGCAATGAGCACCAAGTTCAAATTAGCGCAGCTATGTTTGCCAATTTTGGAGTAACTGGCTCTAACGGTCAAACTAGAGTTGACGGCTACAACTACACCCTAACAGAACAAGAGTGGGATATATTCTTTGCTTCACAAAGTTTCAGTAGCTCTGGTTCTTATGATGAAGTAGTAGAAGCAGGCCTACTTTATGTACTAGATAATATTAGCCCTGTATTTGGTCTATCACAATCTAACTGGGTCATGGAAGGCTCAGCCGGCTATTAATAATCAATATAAATAAAAGTTTTTACATAATGGAAAACCAAAAACTCACACAAGAAGAACTTCAACAACTTAATGCTCTTCAACAAAAAAGAGATAGTTTAATGTTTGAATTAAGCCAAATCGGCATCATCAAATTAAACCTCCAATCTAGAGAAGACCGAGTTAAAGAATTTCATAAGGAATTGATCGCTGAAGAAACAGCTGTTGGTCAACAACTTAATGAAAAATATGGAGACGGAAATCTTAATCTAGAGACAGGAGAATTTGTTCCTGCCCCTCAAGAAGCTCAAGCCGCACAATAATATTTGGGGGGCAAAAGCCCCCTAAAATTTTCTGGTTATAAATGAAGAAGTTATTATATATAGCTCCCCACCTCTCTACGGGTGGGCTCCCTCAATATCTACTTAAAAAAATACAACTACTTATAAACGAGTACGATATCTACTTGGTTGAATGGTCCAACCATAGTGGTGGTATTTTTGTTGTACAGCGAGATCAACTAATTGAACTTTTAGGAGATAAATTCTTTGAGATAGGAGAAGATAAAGGGAATTTATTTTACATAATCTCCTCAATTAATCCAGATATTATTCATTTAGAAGAATTCCCCGAATTTTTTATGGATTCTTTTATAGCTAAACAACTCTATAAACAAAATAGAACGTATGCTATAGTAGAAACGTCTCATGATAGTTCGTTTACTCCCGAACAAAAACAGTTCTTCCCCGACCATTATGCATTCATATCGGAATGGCATATGAACCAGTATAGAAACGATACTATACCAAAATCCACTGTATACTATCCCATAGAATATAAGAAACGACCAAATAGAGCAGAAGCTTTAAAGGAGCTAGGACTTGATCCTTTAAAAAAACACGTGTTGCATGTTGGATTATTTACCCCTAGAAAAAACCAAGCAGAGTTTTTTGAATACGCCCGTAAATTCCCTGATGTAGAATTTCATTGTTTAGGTAATCAAGCAGGCAATTTCCAGCACTACTGGCAACCTCTAATGGAAAAGAAACCTATAAATGTTTACATTTGGGGAGAAAGAAAAGACGTAGATAATTTCTACAGGGCAGTAGATCTGTTTTTGTTTACCTCTAAGGGTACCATTAACGATAAGGAAACAATGCCTTTAGTTATTCGTGAGGCCTTATCTTGGAGACTACCTACTCTAATCTACAATCTCCCAGTTTATATGAATTACTGGGATCAGTTTAAAACTATAGAATATTTAGATTTTGCTAGCTTTAACAGCAACGTAGCTAAAATCGCTAAAACACTAGGGATAGAAGAAAAACAGATAGATATTAGCAAAGAAGCATTTATAATTTCTACTTACCCCCTAACAGATTCTGTAATACAAACCACTAAAGAATGTATTAGGGCAGTTAAACAAACTGGTCGTAAGGTTATCTTGACATCTCATATCCCAATCCCACTTGAATTAAGCAACGAGGTAGATTATTGTATAAATGATAATAATAATATTTTAACAAAACATACCTTCTATAGTAATTCATGGATGCAAACCTCCAATTATAAGGCTAATGTTAACCTAAGAGGAGAGAATAACGACGTTTACCATGGCCCAGCATGCTATACTAATTACTATAACGGAACTGCTTTAGCTAAAAGTTTAGGTTTTAAAAAAGTATACTTACTTAACTACGACTATATCTTAAAAGATGCTACCTACATTGATAGGATAAGCGGAGTTTTAGATAAAAAAGATGCATTTTTAGGGACTGATGAGGCCCTAGAGGGTAAACAAGTTGTAACTTGGTTTGCAGCATTCAAACCTGATTTATTTTTAGATTTACCTAAAGTAGAGGTAGCCCAAGATTATGATAGTTTGATGCAATTGTGGGGTGCTGAATCAAACGGGTACGAAAATCTAATGTATCATGCCTTCAAAAACACAGATAATATACATTGGGAACCCAAAGAAAATTTTTACAAGTATACCCAAGAAACATTTACTCATAAAGACTATTCAAGGGTAGAATATTTTACAGTACTACCTAGTACACGTAAAAACGAAATAGTACCATTTGTTCAAATATCAAACAGCAACGACAGTAGAACAATCAAGTATATTTTAGAAAAAAATGGTGAAGTTATAAAACAGCAAGAATATGCTGTTATTAATAAATTCCACACTTACGATGCTATACCCTACTTAGAAGAAGATGAATTTAAAGTTATCTTTGAAGTATATGATTTACATACCGGAGACTTTTTAGAGAGTAAAGAAATTTTTATAGACAAATACTATAGAGATACTAAATTACATAACAATGGTTTGTTTGAATGGTTTGAACCTAAAATCAAACTAATGCATTTGGTAACTGAACCTCAAACAAATCCAAAAGAAATCCGTTCAATCGAAAACGTAAAAGATTTTTGTGAAAAAACTGGTATTGTGTATGAGCAACGTGTAAACGAGATTTGGAAAGAAATCCCACCAACAGAAAACTGTGCGCGACCCTCTGAGGTACAAGACAAACCAGGATACTATAAACTAGCTCCGGGCCATTATGGATGTTATCTAGCTCATAAAAACGCGTTATTAGCGCAAGACAATCCCCAATACGACTACATCCTAATATTTGAGGGTGACGTTATTATAGACAGTGACTACGCGGAATTGTACGAGTCACTTAAGCGCTTTACACGATTATCTAAACAAACAGACATGGATATTATCGGATTTGGCAATCCATGGCAAAACAGGAATTTAAACGGACCTAAAGTAGAAGACATTTACACTGATACTACTCCCTTTATACCAGCTCAATCCTATCTTATAAACCAAGATAAAATAGAAAAGATAGTAGATCTAATTAATTCAACACCTTGGGATGCTTTTGATCTATGGGTTTGTAATGTAGCTAAATTGAGGGTAGGAATAGCAGAAAAAATCTACACTAAACACCTTCCGGGATTCAGCATAATAGAGCAAGAGTTTAAAGGAACAGATGAGAATAGTCCCTTAATATACGCGGCTGAATGAAAATTTGCCAGGTACACCCAGCATGTGGGATAGATGTTCCACCAAAAGATTGGGGTGCAATCGAAAAGATTGTATGGGAACTACATTTAAACTTTTTAGCGCAAGGACATGAGTCAGAAATCAAATTCGCAACTGAGATTAACCCTGGTGACTTTGATATTGTTCACTGTCATGTTGGTAATCTAGCAACCATGCTCAGGGAACAAAACGTTCCCTATGTTTTCCAATTACACGACCATCACGCTTACCATTACGGGAAAGATAGTTATGTTTTTAAAGAAAACATGGAAGCTATAGAGGGTTCTATAATGTCTTTAGTTCCCGCTCGTTATTTGGTAGATTATTTTGACCATCCAAAAGTACAATACTTTGCTCACGGGGTTAACACTAAAGAATTTTACCCTGTAAAAAAGTCTAAACCCACAGAACCTAAACTACTAATGATAGCCAATAACGGATTAGCAGGCAATCCAGGCTTTGATAGGAAAGGATTTACATACGGGATAGCTTTAGCTCAATCTCGTAATTTACCTATAACTGTAGCTGGTCCCTCAAACAATAAACATTTTTTTAATAATCATTTATGGACCTTGGCTTACCCAAAGCTTAATATTATATTTGATTTACCAAATAGTAAATTATTAGATTTGTACCACCAACACGATATATTTATACATCCTACAATGTTGGAAGCAGGCCACCCAAACCTAACCATGATTGAAGCAGCATCGGCAGGTCTACCAGTTATAGCAGATTGGGAATCTAAAACAGATTTTCATGGTGGTTGGAGATCACCCCGCGATATATTTGAAATGGCTAAAGGATTAGACGATATAATAAGTAACTGGGATAGCTACAGGCAAAGATGTTCAGATACATCTAAAGAGCTAGATTGGTATAATAGAACAAAAGAATTAGTAGAGTTATATGAAAGAAGTTTTGAAGGAAATTTACAATAATGTAAAGATTTTAGGGTTACCTTACAAGGAATCCAAGAATAGTTTTATATGTCACTTTCTTGAGGGTGCTTTTTTAGAAGTTTTAGGTTCTGAAAAAGGAGAATATACTGTAAAGTTTATAGATCAAGATAAAGATGAAGTAGTACATGAAAACACTTTTTCAAATAATATGTGGACTCGAACTAACCGTAAATATTTTACTAATTGGTTAGTTCAAGTATATGAGGATGACGAATTGGTTTTTGAACACAAATATAACGCTAAAGGTAAACGAGTATACATCCATTTAGATTCATCAGCCATTGGGGATACGTTAGCTTGGTTTCCATATTTAGAGGAATTTAGAAAAAAACATAATTGTGAACTTATAGTATCTACATTCCATAATGAATGGTTTGCTAAAACATATAAAGATATTGAATTTGTAAAACCTAGTACTGTAGTTCATGATTTATATGCAATGTACACTATAGGGTGGTTTTATCAAGATAATCATGTAGTTGATTTAGACCGTAATGTACGTGAGTTTAAAAATCTACCTTTAGCCCAAACTTCATCAGACATTTTAGGTTTAGAGTATACTGAAATAAAACCTAAAGTATATCTAAAGAAAAAACCAAAGTCAATCAAACAAAAATATGTTGTAATAGCTCCACATGCTTCAGCCCACGCTAAATACTGGAACCATCCAGGTGGGTGGCAACGTGTTATAAACTGGTTAAATGATAATGGTTATAAAGCCGTTATGATTACTAGCGAACCCCTGAACGATGAATGGCATGATTCTAAACTAGGAGGCACCCTAAAAAATGTAGTCAATAAAACTGGTAATTTACCACTTGAGGATAGGATGAACGATATTATACATGCTTCCGCTTTTATTGGTGTAGGTAGCGGTTTAAGTTGGTTAAGTTGGGCATTAGGACAAAAAACAGTACTCATTTCAGGATTTTCAGAAACATACAGTGAATTTAAAGATTGTGAACGTATTTTCACCCCACCCAATTTATGTTCAGGGTGCTTTAACCGTGAATGGCTAAATCCCGGTGATTGGGAATGGTGTCCTGAACATAAAGATACACCACGCCAATTTGAATGTACTAAATCAATCACACCAGATATGGTGATAAAATCTTTACAAAAAGTATTAGATATTTATTGAATGTAAATAGTTCTGTTTTTTTAAGGTTGCGTTTATTAAGCTGATTTTTGAATAGAGGCTTGATATTTATAATAAAATATAACCTATTACCAAAATGGCAGAAACTTTAGTATCACCCGGTGTTTTAGCAAGAGAAAATGACCAGTCATTTCTAACTCAATCTCCAGCTACAGTTGGAGCAGCTATCATAGGACCCACTACAAAGGGCCCAGTTGAGATTCCCACAATTGTAACCACCTATTCAGATTACATCAATAAATTTGGTGGTGCTTTTATTAGTGGTGGAGATTCCTACTCATTTTTTACAGCATTAACAGCTTATAACTACTTTGTAAACGGAGGTACTTCACTTTTAGTTGCTAGAGTAGTAAGTGCTTCTGCTACTTGGGCTCCTGCTACTACAGCTGGAACTGGAACTTCAATCACTAATGGAATTCTAGCAACGACAGCATCTGTTACAGTTAGTAGTGCTAGTTTAGCTCCTTTTATTACTCCTACTGGATCATTTTCAATTAGCGGAATCACTATTGCTGTTACTGGAAGTACACCACCTGCAAATACAGCAACAACTATATTTGTAGCTTCAGGTTCAACACCTGCTAATACTGTTACAGCAATTACAACAGCATTTAATTTTAGCTCTTCTATAGCTCCTTATAGCTCATCTTTACAATTTATTGTAGCTAGTGCTTCTGGATCTACTGGTTTATTATTTAACACTACATCTTCACAAGTAGGAACTGCTTTTTTAGCATCAACTTTAAATAATTTTACTTATGTATCTGGAAGTACTACTACTAATTTTAGTGGAGCTACAAATGCCGAATCCCTTGTTTTAGAAACCCTTTCAGAAGGTGTTATTATGAATAGTTCGGGATCGTTAGATTCTTCTGGAGCTTTAACCAATGGTACTTCAGATAATGTTAGGTGGTCTATCCAAAACTCAAACACCTCTTCGGGCACATTTACTTTATTAGTAAGACAGGGTAATGATAATACAAATAACCAAATTGTATTAGAGACTTGGACTAATTTATCATTAGATCCAACTCAACCAAACTATATTGCCGCAGTAATTGGTGACCAAACTCAAAATTACAACCCATCAACCATCCAGCTTACAACTTCCGGTTCTTATGCTAATAGATCGAATTATATTAGAGTAAAATCAGTTACCTCTCCAACCCCAGATTACTTTGATAATAATGGTGTAGCTAAATCTTCTTTTACAGGTTCAATCCCTATAAATGCAAGTAGTTCTTTTGGAGGTGCTACTGGTAACCCCGTAGCAGCAGGTGGAAATAAGTATTACGATACAATTAGTAATACAAACACTCAAGGTCTAATAGCAGGTGACTATACTAACATGATTAATTTGTTGGCTAACCAGGATGATTATAGATTTAATTTAATAACAACTCCAGGTTTAGTAGATGCTTTCGCTAGTAACACTTCAGCTATTACAAGTATTGTTACAAATACTCAAAATAGAGGAGATAGCATTTACATTCCCGATCTAGTTGGGTATGGTTCAACTGTAGGAGCTATAACTTCACAAGCTGCTTCTAGAGATACTTCGTATGCTGCTGCTTACTGGCCATGGTGTCAAGTCATTGACCCAGAAACAGGTAAAAATGTTTGGGTACCAGCTTCAGCCCTAATCCCAGGTGTTTATGCTTTCAATGATAGAGCAGCTGATCCTTGGTTTGCTCCTGCTGGAATTAACCGTGGTGGTTTAGGTCAAGTAATTAGAGCAGAACAAAAACTCTCTCAAGCTAACCGCGATACATTATATACTGGCAAAGTCAACCCACTTGCAACATTCCCAGGAACTGGAGTTGTAGTGTACGGACAAAAAACATTACAAACTAAGTCATCTGCTCTTGATAGAGTAAATGTACGTAGATTATTAATTCAACTTAAGAGCTTTATTTCTCAAGTTGCTAATAACTTAGTATTTGAACAAAATACTTTAACAACAAGAAATAATTTCTTATCGATTGTAAATCCATATCTAGAGTCAGTACAACAGAGACAAGGTTTATACGCGTTCAGAGTAATTATGGATGATTCCAATAATACTGCGGATGTAATTGATAGAAACCAGCTAATTGGGCAGATCTTCATTCAACCAACTAAGACAGCTGAATTCATTTATCTCGACTTCAGTATCTTACCAACTGGTGCAACATTCCCAGCGTAAAAGTTTCAAACACTAATATTTATAATAAAATAAATAACACAGCAAAATGGCAGTATTAGGTATAAACGATATTTTCTTCACCCCCTTCGAACCTAAAGTTCAGAATAGGTTTATCTTCTCGATTACAGGCATCCCCGCCTTTATGATTAAGGGCTTATCAGCGGTAGGCTTCGAACAAGGTGAAATTAAATTGAACCACATCAACATCTATCGTAAAGTAAAAGGTAGAACTTCTTGGAATGATTTAACCATGACATTATATGATCCGATCACTCCTTCAGGAGCTCAGGCCGTAATTGAGTGGCTTCGTTTACACCACGAATCAGTAACTGGTAGAGATGGCTATTCCGACTTCTATAAGAAAGATCCAACTATTCAGATTTTAGGTCCAGTAGGCGATATCGTTTCAGAATGGGTAATCAAAGGAGCTTTTATTAAAAATGCTAATTTTGGTGAATATAACTGGGACACTGACGCAGGTGCTGTAAACCTTACTGTAACATTAGGAATGGATTACTGTGTATTAAACTTCTAATAAAAGTTTACATAAAATTAAATTTAAGCTTGGCTATGCCAGGCTTTTTTTTTACCTTATAGTCTAATCTATAAAGGACAGGTTTTTTAACATCTAACACTACTCAAAAATATGGAAACAATATCATTTCTTTTAGGTGTAGCTGCTGTTATTACTGCTGTAATAGTTGTGGTTACGTTTATGAACTATGTGACAATCAAAAATCTCATTAAAGATATAAGAAATCTTGAACAGGTTGAACAAAGGTTATACGATCATTCTAACAATCTAGACCAAACCTTCAGGCAGGAACTAGAAACTATCTACCGTCATATCGACAGTAGGGTGGATAAGCTTGAAGAAAAAACA